TGTAAATGATAAAAGAGGATTTACAATTTTTGATACTGATACTATAACTCACGAACCTATTGATAATCCTTATAGAATGTTTTATAACATTTATTATGAGGATACCGCACATCAAACTTTTGATACCCGCGAATATGAAGATAAAATTGTTAGAGTAATCGTTAGAAAAAAAACGAATATTAAAGATTTTGAAAAGTTTATCGATAAACTGTATTCATCAAATATTGCAGAACTGAAAGTAATTGAAAACTTTTCAATTCAAGAGTCTGAAGAATTTGAAGCATTTGAATCTGAAGATACTCTATCTATTTTGAATAGGTATATTGATGAAGCGGAAATAGATTTAGATAAAAACGTTCTTCAAAAATTGCTGCAAGAGGTTTATCAAGAGGCTTGTGAATTAGTGTGATATGTTTATTCTAACTATTAATGGCAGAGAAAAAGAAGGTGCATACTCAGTATCCAATGATGATGGAGAGCAAATTTTGTATCTCTTTCAGGAAGAAGATGATGCAACTAGATATGCTATGATGTTAGAAGAGGATGGATATCCTGAGATGCACGTTATAGAAATAGAAGATGATGTTATGATAAAAGCTTGCGAACTGCACGGATATCAGTATACTATTATTACTCCAGATGACATTGTAATTCCTCCCACTACTGTTGAACATGATTTTATTTAAAAATATTAAGTGGAAAAACTTTCTATCTACTGGAAATCAATATACAGAAGTAGATTTTACAAAAAATAAAACAAATTTGATTATTGGTGCAAATGGAGCAGGAAAATCTACTGTTCTGGATGCACTTACTTTTTCTTTATTTGGTAAACCATTTCGTAAGATCAATAAACCACAACTTATTAATTCAGTAAATGAAAAAGATTGTAAAGTTGAAGTTCAATTTTCGGTTGGAAGTGTTGAGTGGAAAGTTATTCGTGGAATAAAACCTGCTGTATTTGAGATATGGCGAAATGACTCTTTACTGGACCAGGCTTCTGCAGCATTGGACCAACAGAAATGGTTGGAGCAAAATGTTCTAAAAATGAATTATAAGTCTTTTACTCAAATTGTCATTTTAGGTAGTAGCACTTTTGTTCCTTTTATGCAACTTCCTGCAGCACACCGTAGAGAAGTGATTGAAGATTTGTTGGATATTAAGATTTTTTCTTCGATGAATACCTTAATCAAAGAAAAGATTCGTTCTGTCAAAGAGGATATTAAAGTACTGGAACTCAAAAAAGAATCTCTTCTTGATAAAGTTAAGATGCAGGAAGAGTTTATTGGGGAACTTGAGAATAGGGGAAATGTCAATATTAATGCCAATAAAGAAAAGATTGCCAATCTCGATAGGGAAGTTGGCGCTTATATGGTTGATAATGCTGTAGTGGAAGAGGGTTTATATGCCTTACAAAAAGAACTTGATGATTATGTTGGTGCTGCAGATAAACTACGTAAGCTAGGAAACCTTAAAGGTAAGATATCTCAAAAAGTATCTACGATTACTAAGGAGCATAAGTTTTTTACTGAAAATACGGTATGCCCTACTTGCACACAATCCATCGATGAGGACTTCAGAATAAATAGAATTACTGACGCTCAAGATAAAGCAAAAGAGTTGCAATCTGGTTATAAAGAACTAGAGGAGGCAATTAAAGAGGAAGAAGAGCGAGAGCGTCAATTCATTACTCTATCGAAGGAGATTTCAAACTTAACGAATGGCATTTCTCAAAACAATACTAAGATCGCTGGATGTCAGAGACAAATCAGAGATCTTGAACATGAAATTCAAGTTCTTACCGAGAACCTTGCAAACCGAAATTCTGAACATGAGAAGTTAGAATCCTTCAAAGACAACTTAAAAACTACATACGACGAACTCGCTTCCAAAAAAGACACAATTAACTATTACGATTTTTCGTATAGTTTACTCAAAGACGGTGGAGTAAAATCCAAAATCATTAAGAAGTATTTGCCACTCATCAATCAACAGGTTAATCGTTACTTGCAAATGATGGATTTTTATATCAATTTTGAATTTGACGCAGAATTTAATGAATATATAAAATCTCCTATCCATGAGGATTTTTCTTATGCTTCTTTTAGTGAAGGTGAGAAAGCAAGAATTGATTTGAGTTTGCTTTTCGCTTGGCGTGAGGTTGCTAGATTAAAAAATTCTGCCAATTGCAATATTCTTATGTTTGATGAAGTTTTTGATGGTTCTCTTGATGGATTTGGTGCGGATGAATTTATTAAAATTATAAGATATGTCGTTAAAGATACTAATATATTTGTCATCTCACATAAAACTGGTTTGGAAGATAAATTTGATAGGACTATAACTTTTGAAAAAATAAAAGGATTTTCGAGAATTAAAGATGATAAATAATTAGGTTAGATGAAGTATTAGAAATGGGTTTCATTTATAAAATTACAAATAATATAAATGGTAAGTTTTATATTGGAAAAACTTCAAGGACAATAAATTGGAGATTTTCTACCCATAAATCAGCGTCTATTTCTCCTAAAGATTATTTTCATAGAGCTTTAAAAAAATATGGTTCTGAAAATTTTTCTATTCTTTGTATTAAAGAAATAAGAGAAGATGATGATATTGATGAATTAGAAAAGCATTATATTTCTTGGTTAAAACCACAATATAATCTTAAGGAAGGTGGTGAAGGTGGAAGACATTCCGATATTTCTAAAAATAGAATGAGTAAATCTCAAAAAGGAGTAAAAAGAGTTAGAACACCTGAAGGCGAAAAACAATGGAAAGAAAAACTATCTGAAAGCAACAAAGGAAAAAATACTTGGACTAAAAACAAAAAATGGTGGAATAATGGTATAGAATGCAAATATTGCGAAAATCAACCAGAAGGATTTGTCAGGGGTAGATTATTAAATCATAAAAGAGGATTAACTCCTGGATTGGAAGTAGGAACAAAATTAAATATCACAGATGATGAGAGAAAGAGAAGAAGTGAAAATCTTAAAAAAGTGAGAAGGACACTTTAAAAACTGGACTACTTGTTTAATAAATTAATAGATAGTAGAGTTGCTTGAACCACCAAAGAATAATGAACACACCAAACTGGCAGCACCACTCCAAGAAAGAACAGAAACGAAAACTTAAACCGCAAGCACTGAGGCAAGCAAAGGCACGCCTCAGACAGTTCAAGAAGCAGCACATGGGTCGTCCGAAGGGCGACCTTTCGTTGTATGATATTCATATATTCAACAAAAGCAAATGTCAGTCAACTACGAAATTAAGGGGATGCTTGCTAAACTTCTGGCATCAGAAGATATTATTGTAGAGCATAAAAAAGTTTCTACTGCTAGTTTCAATGTCCATACTCGTGTTCTTACTTTGCCAATGTGGAATGCGAGCAATACAGTGGTGGACCTTTTGATTGCCCACGAATGCGGGCATAGTATTTTTACGGACAATATTGATTGGACTGATAAAGTAAAAGTTCCTGCTCAATTTGTGAACATCGTTGAGGATGCTCGCATTGAGAAACTGATGAAGCGTAAGTATGCTGGACTTGCCAAAACTTTCTTCAATGGATACAAAGAACTGAACGAGGAAGATTTCTTCCAGATTGCTGATGATGATATTTCTCAGTTCAATCTTGCTGACCGTGCAAATCTTTTCTTCAAGATTGGAAATTATGCGTATATTCCCATTGAGGATGGTGAAGAACAAGAAATCATTAATCTGATTGCCTCGACAGAAACTTTTGCAGATGTTCTGATTGCTGCAGAAGAACTTTATAAGTATTGTAAGAAAGAAAAGGAGCAGGAACAGAAGGTTGCTGACTTTGATTCTCACGAGATGCAGGGAGATTCTCAGTCACCTTCAAGCGAAATTGTAGAGAGTAATGACTCCTCATCTGAACAAGATGGTGAGAGTAATAACTCTCAACCTAAAGAAGATGATGGGTCATATGGTGGCACTGCTCAGGGTGACCAGACCCCAGTAAATTCTTCTGCAGAAAATGAAGAACCCGAAGTTCGCACTGCTGATTCTCTTGAGGAAAAACTTCGTGATCTTGTGGGGAATGATACTTATGAGAATACTTATGTTGAAATTCCTCAACTGAATCTTAATACTATTATTGGTAAGAACTCTGAAGTTCATAAAGATATTGATGCTTCATTTGATCATCAGCAAAAAATTCATAATAATTGGGCTAGGGGAAAAGATATTGAACCCTCAAATCTTTATAATCAATCTGATTTTGAATTTAAGAAGTTCAAGACTTCTGCTCAGAAAGAAGTCAATTATCTTGTGAAAGAGTTTGAGTGTCGCAAAGCAGCAGACCAGTATGCTCGTGCGTTAACTGCTCGCACTGGCGTTCTTGATACTGCTCGTCTTCATACCTACAAGTACAATGAAGACCTTTTCAAGAAGGTTTCGGTAATCCCTGATGGTAAAAATCACGGTCTGGTGTTTGTATTGGACTGGAGTGGTTCTATGTGTGATGTAATGCTCGATACTTGTAAGCAACTCTTCAATCTGGTTTGGTTCTGTAAGAAGGTTTCAATTCCTTTTGAAGTGTACGCTTTCACGAACGAATGGCGTCGTGGAGAGTATGATTATGAAAATGAACGTTATGTTGCTGCAGACCGCAAACAACACTATGAGAAGAAAGAGGGTTTGTTGCTTGTAGATGAATCTTTCTCTATGATGAACATTCTTACTAGCAAAGTAAATGGTAAAGAACTTGAGCATCAAATGCTTAATATCTGGCGTCTTGCTTATTGCTTTGGTAGGACTTATCATTCTCCTTATACTTATTCTAATCGTATGTCTCTTTCTGGCACTCCATTGAATGAAGCACTGATTTCTCTTCATCAAATCCTCCCCAAGTTCCAGAAAGAAAATAAACTTCAGAAGGTTCAGTGTATTGTTCTGACTGACGGTGAAGCAAGCCCACTCGTCTATCACAAAGAAGTTCATCGTTCTTATTCAAAAGAACCTGTTCTTGGAACTGGATACGTTCATCCTGGCAACACTTTCCTTCGTGACCGTAAACTTGGGACAACCTATAATGTTGATTATGGGTATCACACCTTCACCGACACTCTTCTCAAGAATCTGAAGGATAAGTTCTCTTCTATGAACTTCATTGGTATTCGTGTTCTTGAAAGTCGCAATGCTTATCGTTTCATCCAACTTTATCATTCTCAACTTGATAAACAGTATGAAAAAATCCAGAATGATTGGAAGAAACTGAAGAGTTTTACTATCACCAACT